GAGCATACATCATACCCTCATCTAACTTACGTCTTACAATAAAATACTTTACATCAATTTTATCTATAGGATAACTGTATTGTTCAGATAAGAACTTTTTGTATAATACCAACTGAGCTGTTTTGGTTTTATCAGCTTTTTGATATTTGTTCCACCCTCTGGTTGATGTTTTAATATCCCAAATTACCAATTTGTTTTGGTAAGTATCCTCAAACACTAAGTCTAAGAACCCCATCATATGAACATTATGGGATTCTATAGCCTTAGCGTAAATAGGTAACTCAATAGCTACCAACCGTAACTGTCGAGTATTAAAGTAATCAATTCTATTCTTTGTAATAAAGTTTAGAATCTCAATACCATCTTCTAAGAACTCTTCCATTTCGGATGGTGTACTGAAATCAACACCCGTTTGTTCCCTAATCACTTTATATTCTGAAACCATCCCATCATATAACATCTTACCCAAATCTAATTGGGTTGCTTCTTTAGGTGATTTATTGTACAGAACATCTAACCAACTTTGTAATGTTTCGTGCATTGCAGTACCAAACACCAAATGAAGTGATGGGTCAAATGTACGATTACCATCCATATAGTTCAACTTCCATTGATGAGGACAGTTAGCGTACATTGTATATTGGGAATATGAAACTTTCGAATCATTTGGACCTGGTTCTCTTATACCAAATCTGAATATGTTATCTATCTTAGAACCTTTCATACTTCAAATATACGAATTTTATTTGGAATTACCAAATAGTATTGTTACGAAATTGTTAATTCTTTAGCTCAACTTCCACCTCAATTGATGGTCTTTTTTCTTGAACTAATTTAATAATTGGTAGAGCCATTTCATTAAATTTTGAACTTGTCAATACGAATGTTGCTTCTCTAACAATCTTACCATTATCATAAGCAACTTCTATTGCAGATAAGGTTGCACATAATTCACCATTGTAGTAAATATCAGTACCATCATATGTTAACCCATCGGTTTTTACGTGTTTTAATGGATGTACTTTACAACTAATTGTGGTTAGTGTAAAAAATACACATACCACCAACAATAAATTTTTCATCTTATTTCCCCCACTTTTTATTTTGTACAATTTGAGCAATAATTCCATAAACTGAAAGGTCTTGGAATGTATCTTGTATTGATTCACCAACTTCATCTGGTTCGCCGAATACAACTAATTGTTTAATTCTTTGTATTTTATCATTCAATCTAAAAAATAACCCAGTCAATGATAATCTAATATCATCTTTTGTTTCTAATGATGTTCCTACTGAGATATTACCTGGCCCATAATTCCTTTGTTTTTTACAAAAGGTCTCATACTGTTCCCACATAATTCTTTTGTATTCATCCATCATTTCAGGATAATTTGATTCGCAATACGCAACTGCAGATAGTTCACCCTGTGGTTGAGAACCCTCTACCACTCTTTCACCATTATGAACTACTTTTGTTTTCGCTTCTTTGATATTATCCATTGATTTGTTCTTTAGATTTAATACCCCAATACTTTTGTAGTGTTTCCAATCTATCATCAGCATCTACTAACATTTGTAGAGCTTCTTCAGCATTGTTATAGAAATCTTCTGTAGAATGGTCTCCAATACCAACTCCCTTTTCATTTAATAACTCTAAACTTAATAGAGCCTTTGCCTTATCAGCCTCTGCTGATAATCTTAACATTTCGATTAGTTTACTCATTTTAATAACGATTTACTTTCTTTTTCAGTTTTTCCATATTTCATCAAAATTTCAATTACTTGTTCTTTTGATAAAATCTCTAAATAATCTTCAACTTCCCTATTGGATACACCGTACCAATTTGATAAGTGAGTAAGTAGTTCTTTATTATACTTTGCTTCCTTTTTACCTTTGATGTATTTATCAAATGTTTTTTCTTTTGGTAGAAAATCATAGTATAACTTATACACTTCTCTTTCTTTAAGAGTACCAATGGTGTATTTCTGAAGAATGTTGATAATAGGTAAAAGGTCTAAATTCATACTCAACCATCGATTGATTATAAATGGTGAAAATGATTTCTTATCCATCTCTGATAGAGAATCCCAAGCCACTTTCTTTTCTTTTATACCACTCAGATGGTCGAATATTCCTTTAGCCTTTACCGTATTTTCACTTTTTTTCTTAGCCATTAAGGTAATAACTCTTTAGGTAGAAATTTCTCTGAAACATTACCACAATCAGCACATCTAACTACTGGAATTGGTAACATTGATTTTTGTCCATTTGGTGATTTTACCGCTGGAACTTCTTTAAACATTGTAACCTCTTCCCAAAATATAGAATCACAATTTTCACAACGTACCGTATCCAACTTAGTTGGGTCAATCTGCATTTGAGGTGCTTGTTGTTTTGGTTGATTCATACCAATTACTTTTCCTTTTCCTTTTACCATAACTTTATTTTTTATTATTTATGTAAATATACACATTTTTATTGAGATTTCCAAATATAACCACCTGCAGTTTTTTTAGAACCATTACATACTTGTGTTATTAAACTACGTGATATATTTGTACATCTTGAAGCTTCTGCGTGTGATTTGTATTCAGATATAAAATTCATATCCATATCATATTGAACACATTTTTTACGAACTTTAGATTTATACGAAATTATATCAGATTTATCAAATGACCACAAATAACCACCTGCCGATTTGAATCCATATTTATTGGATGCACATCCTGAAATACAATCAACTCTAACACCTAATTCAATTGAAGCATGATTCATACTGTCCCACTCTCGTATGAATACACCATCCATATCATACTGATAGATAATGTACCCATTTGTTTCACGAAGATGTTTTTTAACATCATCAGTATGAACTTTCCCATACATTCCGTTTAAAACACCAAATCTGCCCTTTTTCTTATTGGTTTCAGGTGAATACGTTTTACCTAAATTATTGTTTCTCATTTTAATACGAGCTTCTTTGGACATTTTTTTACCTGTATGTGCTTTTCTCATCCGTTCCTTAGTTTCATCGGTATGTTTGTGTATATAAACACCACTACCACCTTTTATTAAATTTAAGCATTCTTTTCGCCTCAATTCATATTCGGTAACTAATTCAGACTCTCTTTTACTTAATTCATCTCTCGAATTACAATATTCTAATATCTCTCGATGATGAACATCAGCTCCATACTTATTTATAGAATATCGCAACCTACGACCACTTCCCAAATACCCATCATTTAAATTATTGGTACTGTGCATTCCGATATAATACTTACCCGTTATTGTATTTGTGGTTTTGTATATGAAATGATATTTTTTCTTTTTTCTAGCCATTTAGTGTACCCCTCACGTATAAATATGAGGAAGTACAAAAAACAACCAAAATTTAACGAGATTCTTCTACAGATGATTTTCTGTACTCAGTTACTAATTTCTTCAATTCACCAATAGCTTTTCTAGCTCTACCTTTAGCAGCTTTAGTTGTACCATTGTGTTCTCTTTCGAATTCTTCGAATAAGTCTTTGATTTGAGTAAATAGTTCATTTGAATTTGCCATAATTTCTCCGTTTTAAATTAATTATTGTTTGATATCTATTAAAATTTCTAATAACATTAATGTAAATATACGAATTATTTTTGAATAATCCTAATAAATTCACAATTAAGATGTTCTATTATTTCTTTTTCTCTGATTACATCTTTATCAGATTGTCTTTTATGATGCGGTTCATCGTATTCGATTACTATGTTTTTTTCTTTAGAGTAACCATCCACCCAATAACCTAATTCTTTAATGTGATACTCACCACCATTTTCTGCGTGCTGTAAATCTGTTATACCCAATTCTCTTGCCTTTGCTTCTATAATTGGAATTGATGCTGGATTGTAGTTTGGATATACTTGCCCAAACTTTTCTTCCTTTTCAAAATCTTCTATTCTATCCTCAGCAGCATTTAATATTTTGCTGTATTTTTCATGGTTTGTTGATTCTATTAACTCTTGGAAATGAATATTATATTTCTGTTGATTAGCATCAATTGTATCAGCGTATGGTTTTATAAAAATTGTGTGTTTATCTCCATTATCATCATATACACATGTTACTTGTCTATTTCTAATAGAAATATCATTAACACTTTTAGATTTTTCAATAAACTTTAAAAATAAATTAACTAATTTTTCTTCCATAACTACATGACATTTTCTATATACCAATTCTCAATTTTTTTACCTATAAT